TGTGAGAATACAGAGAGCGAGGTAGTGGTAGAGTTTATTGTAAAGTTTGTTGTGGTATCCCATTGTTCAACTAAGCCAGCGGCTCTTGTGGTTGTTTCTAGCGTCCAAGGTAGACTTGAATCTGTTACGGTAAATGTAGTACCACTACCTGCTATATCAGCAGAAGGTGTTACATTAGATCCATTCCAAGTGTTTACTTCAGCACCAAAAACTTGACGCTGTTCTACTTCGGTTATAGTTTGTGTGGTAGTGGTTGTTGAGTTCATACTACCTGTGGTAAATTGAGGTGTAACGGTATTAGCATATGCACCTGCAGGTAGCAGTAGCATAGCAATAAGTAGTTTTTTCATTGTTTAGGTTTGTCCTCTTTTGACTTTTTGTTGTTACCTGTAGAGAGCCCAAAAGTCGCTAAAGCTCCTGTAAAAATTGAGGCCACAAAAGTTATATCAGATGATGCTCCAGTCTTTTTTACCATAGGTAATTCGACATAGTTTAATGTAATAATAAAACCAGACCAGATGACTACACCTAAACGCACTGCTGCACCTAGTATAGCCATCTGTTCATCATGGTCATCTACATTTTCTTTTAGTTTACCTAAGAAACTTCTGGGTTGTCCTTTGATAACCTTTTCTTCTCCCTTTTCTCTTTCCATTTTTTTATTTTCTTTTCTAAGAATTTTTGTATCTTTTTCCTTAGTTTTTCTATAATTGGTTGAGTTATAGTTGTCGCTGCAACAGCTGCAACAGCAGCTATAGTTGTAGTTGCTACAACATCAGCTGGAGGTAAAGGAATTGGTGGAAAAGGTGGTGGTAATGTAGGTTTAGGTGGATCAACGGTTTCTATAGGTTTTGTACCTTTTGGTTTTTGTAACTGATTAGGAGGTACAACCAAAGGTTTATAACTAGGAACGTCAGCAGTAGGTAAAGGTATAGATATTGTTTTTAACTCTTGTGAAGGTGGTAACTTTAAGGTAGGTAGTTCCAATTAACTAGGCTTAGGATACTTAGCTTTTACTGGATCTACTATATCTGTTTTCCACTTGTCTATACCGTGATGATAGATGTAATCTAATTGTGTACCCCAATCTGGATATATTGTATCTGTAGTGACAACACCATCCACTTCTTGCCCTGTCCTTTGTCTCTTGTAGACTTCTTCTTTTTTAAGTCTTTCTACTTCTGCTTCTACTTCTGCTTTAGTTGGTATCTTGCTTTCGTCAGTTAACTTACCGTTTCCTACATACCAATGTTTAATGTTTTCGTATGTATTTTCATTGCCAACTAAACTAAAGTAAGGCCCACCACAAAGATTTTCAACAGCAGATAAAAAAGTGCTTTCGTAAATCATAATAAAATCTCCCAAATGTTTATTCTAGATCCAGCAAACTGATTCTGTAAGTGACCACTGTCAGACGCATTAGGGTTAATTAAAGCAAAAGGTCTACCACCTGAGCCAGAACCAGATTGATAAGTAGCTAATACGCTTGAGTTACCTGTAGTTGTATAGCCTGAGATCTGACCGCATAACATAAGAAGTTTTGATCCATTTGCACCAACGTGTGTATAAGTTCCATTTGGAGCATCAGAACTGCTACCGCCAGTAACATCAAATGAACTGCTATTAAATGACGCTCCGAATCTTACATTTACATTACCAAAATCACTTTGGTCGTTTTTACCGTAAAGATAGCCTACAAAAGCAAGAATACTACCACTTTCCTTTTTGTTTACGTTACCAAAATCTGCAAACATCAGTTCATTAGTACCATCATTACCTAACTGCCGTCTTGTTGTGTAACTTAAACTTGTATAATTAACAACGTGTGCTGCTCTTGTTTGAGCTTCATCACTAAAATAAATAGCCATTACGATACCTCCGTTAGGTTAAATTTATAAATTTTACCAGAACGATTATTTTTTAAGAACAAGTCTGACTCTCCTTCAACTATGGTATAATTACCCCAAGTACCATCTATTCCATTATTACCAACGGCTTCGTTAGATAGTTGTAAATCTTGTGTGTATATATTTCTCCAACGAGATGATGTTGAACCTAAATCATAATTACCAGTTGGTACAATAGATCTTGCATTTAATGTTCCTGTTAAAGTACCACCAGATAATGCTAGATAACTAGATAAACTTCCAGAACCATTGTTTGTAGCTCCAGAGGCTATACCATCTAATTTACTACCATCAGTTGCTACGTCTCTACCGTCAACTGTTCCTGATATTGTTATGTTGCCAGTTATATTATGACTTCCAGTAGTAAAACTTCCAGTAGCAGTAATATTTCCACTAGAACTTATAGCAAACCTATCATTGCTGTTTGTAGCATCAATAATTTTAAAATTACCACCGTCAACTTTAATTTCAAAGTCATCATCAGCATTATTATCGGTCAAACTAATGGTTGGAGCAGTATGAACTAAATTTAAGTTTTTACCTCCTAAGTTACCTGTTGTAGTTATATTTTGAGATCCAAAGTCAGGAGATATTTTAGTTCCAGCTATTGCAGCTGAAGCATTTATTTCTGCGTTAGTTAGCGTAGTGCCTAATCTTCCTTTAATATTCGCACCAGATACGTTAGCCATATCTTCTGCTGCTACTGGATGTCCTCCAGCAGTTGAGCCGTCATGTACGACAAGTGTTTCTTTGTCTGTATCTACAGTAACTTCACCTTCGGCTCCAGTAAAGCTACTATGTTGCGAGGTTGATCCTCGTCTTAGTTTTAATAATTTTGCCATTATGCGATTGACCCAAAGTCTAAAGTTAAGTTAGTTGTAGTTATTACGTTAGGAGCAATGGTCTGTCCCGCAATAGCTGCTACAATTTGTGCTACTGTTTGATCTGCTGTAGCTCCAGCTTCTATACCATTTAATTTAGAAAGTAAAGCATCAGTAAAAGCATTTGTATTACTGTTTGCTTCATAAGCTGTTTTTATTTCTGAGTTAGATTGGTCAGCAGTTGCATTTGCTTCAATACCATTTAATTTAGTATGGTCAGCGTCAGTAAACACGTTACTGTCAGATGCAGCTTCAACAGCAGCTCTGATCTCAGCATTAGTTTGATCGCCTGTAGCACCAGACTCAATACCATTTAACTTACTATGGTCAGCATCCGTAAACACATTGCTATCACTAGCACTTTCTACAAGTGTTCTTATTTCTGCTGCAGTTTGGTCTGCTGTTGCTCCACTTTCAATACCATCTAATTTTGTACCATCAGCAGCAACATCTCTGCCATCTACTGTTCCTGATACAATAATATTAGCATTAACGGTCTGATTACCACTAAATGTGTTAGAAGTTAGACCAGCTAAACTTCCTGTAGCTGTTACACCACCCTGCCATGCAGAACCATTATACACTCTTAACTCATTTTGAGTTGAGTCAAAGTATAAGTCTCCTACATCAAGACTTGAAGTTGGTGCAGAAGATGCAATACGATAACGATTAGCAAATGTATTTACATCTGTTATAGATCCAGCAACAGTGTTGACATTAGATATATTTGTAGCAGTTGTATTTACATTTGATATAGAACCTGCAACTGTTGTGACATTTGAGCTGACTCCAGCTACAGTAGTTATATTTGAGTTATTACCAGCAACTGTGTTTATATTAGTAGCATTGCTTACCGCAGCGTTAATATTACTAGCGTTACTTACCGCACTATTAATATTACTTGAGTTATCAGCTACAGAAGTTATATTAGAGTTGTTACCCGCTACAGCAGTAATATTAGAGTTGTTATTAGCAACTGTAGTTACATTAGATGAAATCCCAGCAACTGTAGTTATATTACTAGATATGTCAGCTAGTGTGTCCATATCAGACACAATAGCACTTGTAGCCAAAGTGTTCATGTCAGCTACAACATCTGTAGTACCAAGTATTGCCAAATCTGCCACAGCATCAGCAGTACCTAACCTACCGATTTCAGTAGCCTTACCAGCAACTGTACCTATGTCTGTGGCATCAGCAGCTACCGCATTAATATTAGTAGCATTACCTGCAACAGCAGTTACATTAGATGATATACCTGCAACAGTATTTATATTAGTATTATTACCAGCTACTGTGTTAATATTGCTTGCGTTTGATACAGCAGCATTAATGTTACTTGCATTAGATACTGCACTATTTATATTACTTGCATTGCCAGCTACAGAAGTCACGTTAGATGCAATACCAGCCACAGTTGTAATGTTGCTTGATATATCAGCTAACGTATCCATGTCAGATACTATTGCTGTAGTACCTAAAGTATTCATATCAGCAACAGCATCAGCAGTACCAAGTCTACCTATTTCTGTTGCCTTACCTGCTACAGCTCCTATATCAGTAGCATCAGCTGCAACAGCGTTAATGTTTGATGTATTGTTTGCAACTGTAGTTACATTAGAAGATATACCAGCAACTGTATTTAATGTTGAGTTACCTGTACCTGTGCTAACAGCTTCTGTAATCAGACCTAAATCTTCTTGAAAGACTAATTGTCCAGCTACAATATTAACATTAGCAAGATCAGATGCATTAGGTGTTACTGCACTAAAACCATCACCAGAACTAGCATCATAGACCATCATAACTTTGTTAGATGAGCTATCAAACCATAAATCTCCAACAGCTAAAGAACTTGAGTCTGCCCTGGCTGTAGGTGCATTAGTGCTTATTTGGTAACGATCTGCAAAGTTATTTATATCTGCTACGTTTGTTGCAGCAGTAGAAATTGATGAAGATATACTTGCAACAGTTGTTACCTCGGTTGCTTTTGGTACAAGTCTATGAAATGCGTATGTATGTAATGTAGAAGTTGTCTCTACAATTACATCTC